ATGACACGAGCCGGTGTTATGGCCTACAGAAGAATGAATCCCGGTTCTAAATTATCAACAGCGGTTACTGGTAAGGTGAAACCAGGATCAAAAGCTGCAAAGAGAAGAAAATCATACTGCGCAAGAAGTGCAGGTCAAATGAAAATGTTTCCAAAAGCTGCAAAAGATCCTAATTCACGATTACGACAGGCTCGCAGAAGATGGAAATGTTAAATGGATGATGTTGTAGAATTTTCTACTAAATTAAGGCGTTTATTAAAATCTCAATTAGATAACTTAACTCTAACTGTCACATCAGGGAATAATGTTGACAATATGGAAAAATACAAGTATTTACTTGGCCAAATTCGTGTATATGAATACATGCTACAGGAACTCTCTAACCTGCTAAAGACAAAGGAGCACAAAGATGACAAAGGAAACATTGTCAAACTCGACTGATGAAATACCAAAAGTCGTTTTAGGACTAGAAGACAAGTATAAAGAAGAAGATAAAAAAACTGTACGAGCAGAAAATGTTACAGAATCTTTATTAGATAGTTTACCACAACCAACTGGTTGGAGAATTTTAGTATTACCATTTACCCCTAGAGATAAAACTAAAGGTGGAATTTTAATATCACAGGAATCATTAGATAAACTTCGGATATCTACAAACTGTGGTTATGTTTTAAAACTTGGACCGCTAGCGTATGGAGACAAAGAACGTTATCCAACGGGTCCTTGGTGTAAAGAAAAAGATTGGGTGATTTTTGCAAGATATGCAGGATCACGATTACCAATAGAAGGTGGAGAAGTGAGACTATTAAACGACGATGAAGTTCTTGGGACTATTAAAAATCCTGAAGATGTTCTTCATCATATTTAAACATAGGAGAAACTATGCCAGAAAATAAGCAAGAAAAACTAGTTGATGTCGGCGAAAAAGAAGGAGCCGAGATTACATTAGAAGAAAACAATGGGCAAACAAAAGCCGTTGCAGAAGAAAAGGTAGAGGAGAAAATTGAAGTTCAAGAGGAACAACCTGTTGAAGTTAAAAAAGAAGAAGTTAAATCAGAAAAAGTAGAAGCTAAAAAAGATGATTTAGATGATTATAGCGAAAAAGTTAAAAAACGTATTGCTAAACTAACTCATCAAATAAGAGAAGCTGAAAGACAAAAAGAAGAAGCAATTTCTTACGCGCAATCGATCCAAAAAGAAAAAGAGTTTGTTGAATCGAAGCTTCAAAAAACAGATACTCGATACATTTCAGAGTTTGAAAATAGAGTTAAATCTAGTTTAGCTAATGCCAAAATAGCCCTTAAAACAGCTATTGACGCAGGTGATATTGAAGCTCAAGTCAACGCGCAACAAGCTATTGCTGAACTTACTTTGGAGAATGCTAGACTAAATTCTTTAAAAGCAAATCAACAAGACTTGCCTAAAAAAGAAGTCGCTATAACTCCACAACAATCAACAATTTCAAAACCAGATCCTAAAGCAACAGAGTGGGCTGAAAAAAATACTTGGTTTGGAAATGATTCAGCAATGACTTATACTGCTTTTGATCTACATAAAAAACTTGTAGAGGAAGAAGGATATGACCCTAAAAGTGACGAATATTATGCAGAAATAGATAAGAGAATAAGACTTGAATTTCCGCATAAATTTGGTAAAACAGAGTCAACAACTACAGAAAGCACAGTTAAACCTGTGCAGAACGTAGCATCAGCTAAACGTCCAGCTCAAACAGGACGCAAAAAAACTGTGAAACTCACACCGTCACAAGTAGCAATTGCTAAAAGATTAGGTGTGCCACTCGAAGAATATGCGAAACATTTAACCGCGAAGGAGGTATAAGCATATGGAAAATGATAAAATAAAAACCCCACGCGCGAGCGAAACTAGGTCTAAACAAGATAGACCAAAAGTTTGGACTCCACCATCAAGTCTAGATGCACCGCCTGCGCCAACTGGATACAGGCACCGATGGATTAGAGCTGAAAGTGTTGGCTTCGATGATACGAAGAACGTTTCAGGTAAATTACGATCGGGCTTTGAACTTGTGAGAGCGGATGAATATCCGGATCACGAGTATCCAAAAGTTAAAGACGGCAAATACGCAGGTGTTATCGGAGTTGGTGGCCTATTGCTGGCTAGGATACCAGAGGAGATCGCTAAGTCTCGAACTGATTACTTTGAAAAAAGAACCAGAGAGCGAGAAAATGCCTTGGCAAACGATCCTCTAAAGGAGCAGCATCCAAGTATGCCTATTTCCAAGGAAAGGCAGACTCGTGTAACTTTTGGTGGCTCAAAGAAAAACTAATTATTTAGTAATTCCTAAACCAACAAAATAAAACTAACTCTTAAGGAGATAAATATGGCAAACGACACAGTTGCCTTTGGCTTTAGACCATTAGGCAAAATGGGTGGAGCACCGGCTGTAGGTTCGCAGAATCAATATGAAATTCTGGATAACTATAGCTCGTCTATATTTCAGGGAGACTTAGTTACATTAAGTGCCACAGGTAATGTTCAAGTAATTCAAACTACAACTGGAACAAGTATCTTGGGAGTGTTTAATGGAAGTCTTGTTGAATCCAACCCAACAACTAAAAAGCCGACTTGGAGCAACTTTTATCAACAAACAAATGTTACCCAAGGTAATATTTATGCGTTTGTAATTGATGACCCAGATCAGTTATATTTAGTAAGATCAACTGGAACTGCACTAGGTAATACTGCAGTTGGAACAGCTTGTGAGCAAGTGTATGTAGCAGGTAGTACCGTAAATGGAATTTCTGGTGCATTCATAAATCCTAATAACACAACGACTGGACAAGTAAGAGTTCAGGCGGTGTCTACGTTTATAGGAAACGAAGAAGCTGTAACAAATGAGGCTTTCGTAGTAAGAATTGCTAAAGCTTCACAACTATTCTAAAGGAGATTAAACTATGGCTATTTCAAGATCACAGCTAGTTAAAGAACTAGAACCTGGTTTAAACGCTCTGTTTGGACTAGAATATAAACGTTATGAAAACGAGCATGAGCAGATTTTCGTAAAGGAAACTTCTGATCGAGCATTCGAAGAAGAAGTTATGCTTTCTGGATTTGCAAATGCTTCTGTAAAAGCTGAAGGTGCTGGTATAACATATGATACAGCGCAAGAAACTTTTACTGCTAGATATACGCATGAGACTATTGCTCTTGGTTTTGCAATCACTGAAGAAGCGATTGAAGACAACTTGTATGACAGACTAGCGTCTAGATATACAAAAGCACTAGCAAGATCCATGGCGAATACAAAGCAAGTAAAAGCTGCGAGTGTGTTAAACAATGCATTCAATACTAACTTCCTAGGTGGAGATGGTGTTGAATTATGTTCAACTGTGCATCCAACTATCAGTGGAACTTTCAAAAATGAGTTAAGCACATCTGCTGACTTAAATGAAACTTCCCTAGAGCAATCATTAATTGATATTGCTGCGTTTACTGATGAAAGAGGATTAAAAATTGCTGCACAAGCAGTTAAATTAATTATTCCTTCTGAACTTCAGTTTACAGCTGACAGATTAATGGCTTCTGCTGGTAGAGTTGGAACTTCAGATAATGATATCAACGCAATCAAGAACATGGGTATGATTCCACAGGGTTATGCTGTAAATCACTACTTAACTGATACTGATGCGTTCTTTATTATTACTGACGTGCCAAACGGCTTAAAGTATTTCGAAAGAGCACCTATTAGAACTTCTATGGAAGGTGACTTCGACACTGGTAACGTAAGATACAAAGCTAGAGAAAGATACAGCTTCGGCTTTTCTGACCCTAGAGGTATATTCGGTTCACCAGGAGCTTAATATTAAACATACAGGGTGGGGTTATCCCACCCTGTAAGATAAAGGTGAGGATGAAGAGATACTTCATAAGAATATATTATAAAGACAGAAGAATTGAATTTTTTATAGATTCAGAGCCAATAAACAATAACAAAACCCTTCATGAGAAAATACTTGACTATATGGGAAAAAATGATATGCGAGTATTTAAACATGGTAATAATTTTCCAGGAAATAAATGGGAATATTACCTAACCTACGAGGAGGTTGTTGATGGATC